AATGTACAGCGCATCAACTGGCTCTTCAACTACGAAAAGGGCGACCAGCCTATCAATGACCGCATCAAGACTATACGTGAAGACCACAATGCGAAGGTCTGCGTGAATAAGGCCAGTCAGATCGTTGACTTCCATACAGGCTATCTTCTGTCTAATCCTATTACCTACGTTCAGAGAGCAAGGGTAGAGGATGGAAAGACAGAAGAAGACGGCAAGGCAGATGATACCAAAGTAGCCCTCTTCAATAAGATGTGCATTGAGCAGGGCATGGCGGCGAAGAACATCGAACTTGCCAACAACCTGTTCACTTGCGGAGTCGCCTATAAGATGGCCCTTCCCATGAGGGCTAAAAAGAGAAGGGGCAGACAGAAACCGTTTTCCAGCTTTGAGGTTGCGATTCCGGCCCCGGCAACGACCTTTGTTGTGTACTCCAACGATGCTTACAGAGAGCGTATGTTGGGTTGCACATACAGTGTTTTATCAGATGGCACTATCCGGCTGACAGCTTATACGGACAACCTGTGCTACACACTTAAAGCCGACAAGCTGTCTGACATTCCTTCGATTCCTACCAACTTCACTCTTGTTGGTGAAGTAACACCGAACGCATTAGGGTATATCCCTATCGTTGAATACACGCTGAAAGACAGGGCGGCAATCTTTGAGAAGGTCATTCCCATCATGGATGCCCTCAACATCCTGGATTCTGACCGTGTAAATGACGTGACACAGCACGTTCAGTCTTTGCTTTGGATGCACAACTGCATCGTAGACAAAGACCAGAAGGAGAAGATTAAGAACGGTGACGGCCTTATCGTTACCAAATCTGCCGGGGATGGTCACGAAGCAAAGATTACATATCTGACACAGACTCTTAATCAGAGTGAACAGCAGACGTTTGTTGACCATCTGATTGATGAGTTACAGCAGATTACTTCTACTCCTAACTGGAATGAATCCAGGGGCGGCTCCACGACAGGCGCAATGCAGCTTTCAAACGGCTGGCAGTGTGCAGAACTGTATGCCGGACAGGTAGAACAGCGATGGGATGCCGCAGAACAGGAATTTATCAAAATCTGTATTGAGTGCATCAGGGCAGATAACAGAGAAGAGGTCAAGGCGGTCAAGGAACTTGAACTTGCTGACATGGAAGTAAGGTTCTGCCGTAAAAAGACCTACGACCTGGTATCTAAGGTCAATGCACTTGTATCTCTTATCAACGTTGGTGTTGACGGACTTACTGCCTTCAATACCGTATCCCTGTTTACAGACAGTCAGCAGGCATGGCTTGATTCTGCCCCCACAATCAACCGCTTACAGGCGGCAATCGGACAGGCACAGACGACTAATGACTGGAACGCAAACAAGGACGAGAACGGTAACGGCGGTTCCAACAACGAAGAGCGTGATAAGACAGAGGAAAGCGTACAGCCCTCTAAAGTGACGGGAGTTGATGTTTCCTCATGATAAATACGGTTAAGTGGTTCGATGAAATGGCGATCCTACAGGCGGATAAAGACCGCCGTGTGGATACCGCTGACAGGTTCGGAGAAGCATTGCTGTCCTTCTTCCAGCGGCAGATGTTTGACCTTCGGCGGGGCCATTTCCTCAACGAACGCTCACACGATGATTACATAGATGAACTGTATGCCATGTATCTTGCCTTTATCCCGGCAATGTACAGATACGACAGAATGGCTACCGAAAAGGCCATGAGGTTCGCAAATGGAATACAGGAAACCACGGAAAAGGCAGTCTTAGAGAACAAGGACGAAAAGTTCCGTGACATGGTAATCATCGGCGGCAGAGCAAAGAATGTGCCCGCTGATGTTGTGGAAAAACTCGGTGAAACGAGAGCGCACAACGATGGTGTGTATGAAGCAACGTGGATATGGAACTTCTATAACCACATGGAGTTAGCCAAAACGCAGATTACGCACACATGGCAGACTATGGAAGACGAGAGAGTAAGACAAACTCATGCGGAAGCGGACTTGCAGACCGTACCTGTCAACGTTCCGTTTACGGTGGGCGGTTATCAGATGATGTTCCCCGGTGACGATTCGTTAGGAGCGCCGCTGAATGAAATCATCGGATGCCGTTGTGTCGAATTATAAAAGAGCCTTTGAGCCGGATGGAAAGGGACATTCGTGTTGCCTTTCTCTCCGGCTTTTTGTGTATACGGAGCCACGCCCGTCTTAGGCACTTGTGCAGAGAAGCACATAACAAACGCAAATTCAGATGGTCAGAGAAGACCCTAAAACGCAAGGAGATTTATATGGCAGATGCAATCAACACCAATGACGAACTCACAGTAGACCAGCTTAAAGAACAGCTTGCACAGGCTAAAGCGGAAAATGCGAAGTTAGCCGCAGACCAGGCGAAGCAGAAGAATCGAATTGATGAACTCTGCTCCAACGAAGGCAAGCTGAAAAAGGCCCTGCGTGAGAAGCAGACCGCAGAGGAACAGGAAGCCGCCGCAAAACAGGAACGTGAGGAAGCCGAAAAGCTGAGAGTTTCCAACCTGGAAAGAGAACTCGGCATCATGAAGGCTACTAACCGTTACATGGGCCTTGGTTTTGGCGAACAGTCCGAAACACTTGCTACCTACGAATATGACGGCGACATGGATTCCTGGACGGATGCAGTCACAAAGCACCTTACAGGCTATAAGGCACAGCTTGAAGAAGCCATTCGTGCTGAATATGCCGCAAAGATGCCTACACCTTCTTCCGGCAACTCTTCTACCGTGGACTACTCAAAGGTTATCGCAGATGCACAGGCAAAGGGCGACACACTTGCAGTCGCCAGGGCAATCCGTGAACAGGCAGAAGCCAACGGATTTGCAACACACAAACATTAACTTTTCACCCCTAAAGGAGAACCAATATGGCAACAGCAACATCTTTTGCAGTACCTAATTACAGCGGTATGCTCTTCGTCAAGGGCAACGCACGTACCCCTTTCTCTACTCTGATCGGTGCAAATCCCCTTGTTACCAACCACGTAGAGTTCACTTGCGGTCAGTTCTGGACAGCTAAAGTCGGCACTCAGCCCGCTATTTCCGAAACCGCATCCCTGACTGCTCCCGCAGCTACGGTTACAACCCGTGAGCAGAAGACCAACGTCACACAGATTTTCCAGTATTCCGTTGACGTTTCCTACGGCAAGATGAGCAACATGGGCACTCTGTCCGGCATCAACGTTGCAAATCAGCAGGCCAACCCCAACAGCGAACTGGACTTCCAGGTAGCCACTACAATGGCACAGGCCGCCGCTGACATTGAGTACACTTTCCTTAACGGCGTATATGCAAAGGCCGCTACCGATGCACAGGCTAACAAGACTAAGGGTCTGCTTGCCGCAATCGAAACCAACGTTGTCGATGCTGACAGCGCATCCCTTTCCTGGGATATGGTCACTGAGTGCCTTGCAAAGATTCACAAGCAGGGCGGCATCATCAACAACTACATCCTTGGTGTTGATTCCACCGCTATGATCCAGCTGAACAAGGCCGCTATCGACAACAAAATGACCATCGTTCCCGCATCCCGTGAAGTGAACGGCCTGGCACTGTCCACCATCGTTACACCTCTCGGCAACGTAGCACTGGTTCTGATCGACACTCTGCCCGCTGGCACTGCTGTTATCTTCAACCCCGCTATGATGCACCCCGTATATCAGCCTGTACCGGGCAAGGGCAACTTCTTCCTGGAACCCCTCGCAAAAGTCGGTGCTTCCGAAAAGTATCAGATTTTCGGTCAGCTTGGTCTGGACTTCGGTATGGAGTTCCTTTCCGGCAAGATCACTGGTATCGCAACCACCTAACTAAGAGGAGAAAAGTGGCATGACCTATGATTACGATAAAGCCGCTGAAATAATCGGTGACGATTCCCTAACTGAGAATGAGGTCATGTCCCTCGTTGATAGAGCCGAACGAAGGGCGCTTAACTACTACTTTTGGTCAGAAGATGAGCGCCCTTCTGACGAACAGAAAGATGCCTTCCTCGAAATGCACGAATACGACATTTATGAAATCGCATCTACACTGGTCAATTCCATAGCAAGGGGCGGCTTGGTTTCACACACTGAGTTAGGGATTACGGATAACTGGGGCAAATCGGGGAGCCAGTCAGTCGATGAAATCCTCGGTTTCCTCATCGGACGGAAAACGTATGTGGTGTAAGTCATGGCAAAGACTAAGTATCTGAATTTAAAGAACCTTCCGTTCTTGGAACAGGATTTTTGGTATGCGACCATGAAGGGTTATGAACCCGAAGTTGACAGTGAGGGCAACCTTACTGGTGACGATGTAATCACATACAATCCGCCCGTCCATGCTAAAGCGAGAATCGGTTTCACGCAGTATTACGATGCGGATACGGCGTTTACGAAGGGCGTTGTCCATAACCGGGCAATTTCCTCTGTAACAAAGTTTCCTATTGATGAATACACAGTCCTTTGGATTGACGTGGAGCCTGTTATCAACCAGGACGGCACAACGGATACCGAACCCGACTATCATTGCGTGGCTTATAGGAACGACATTCACCGTAATGTTTGGGCCATAAGAAAGCGTGAAGGATATGAAGGAAATAAAAGTTAATGTCCTAGACACCGATTCGATAGATGCCGCAATCAAGGCACTGAACGATTACAAGGAAAAACTCGACAAACTGCCGGATAAGGTCGCACAGAGAGCGCAGAAGGAAGGTTTGGAGAGGATGATAAGCGGCATACCGCCTATTACCGACCAAAACCAACCCGCACTTTATGGCACGGGGCAGTACGGCAACGTCTACACGATTGAAGCGGGCGGATGCTTGCCATATGTGGAGTTCGGTACTGGTGTTGTAGGCGTGAACGGCGCACTTTCCTATCCGAAACCTGAGTATATCGACATAGTAGGATGGGACTACACAAGCGGTTCGCACGTCCACATGACTAAGACAGGAAAACTCGGTTGGTTCTACTTCAATAATGCGAGAGGGCATTTCATGTTCACAGAGGGTATTGCCCCCGGTGGATTCATGGCAAGCACCGTCAATTATTTGGTGGAGAACATCCCTGAGTGGGCTAGAGAGGAATTGAAGAGCAATGGTTAAAGACCGTACAAATCAATACTATACCGAACTGCTTGCTTACATGAAGGGAGCCACGGACGACTATCCGGCATATGACATTACGGGCGGCATGAAATACACGAATACCCCGCCGCATTTCCCGTGGATGTTCTTGCATCAGATAGACGGAAGCGGCACGGCCTATACCCTGTCCAACGGAGAACAGGCAATCAACCTTGCTTATCAACTTGATCTTTATGAGAAGGTAAGCCTGGGAGCCTGCCGTGACATGGC